TCATGTCAAACAAATCGCCGTGCACTTTAAGATCCTTGTAGGTAAGCTGAAACACACGCTCCTTGGGAGACGCGAGCTTGTTGAACGGACCAGGGTGCGATGTTAGACGCATGTTGTGCTGGCGAGCAAAGTTGCCGGCTCGCTTGCATGCGGCTAGAATAGCACCATAGTCTGGCAGCTCCTCCATTTGATACTCGCTAGCCCACGGAATCATATCCGATGACAAACGATAGAAGTAAATGTTGTTCTCAAGATTCCACTCCAAGATTGTGTTGAGATCTCGCACGTTCTGTAGAGCAAGCTCTGACGCATACGCAATGCCTTTCTCTTGGAATGTGCGCTTGATCATAGTTCTGTTAGTAGTGATACGTTGCTTCTTAGGACGATCGGAAAAGCCTTTGTTGATGCACGCATAGCCATAGTTTCGCATGTAAATAACCCCCTCAAGTTATATTATATTATAACTGTTTGAGGGGGCTAAGTCAAGTATTTTTTTTAGAATCTGAAAACTACTACCCAGCGACCAGCACGGTGATTCCATCTCCACATTAAGTGTGGGCGGTGGTGGGTCATTACCCAATGCCCTTGATAGAAATACACAGAGTGTGAAGTTCGGGCACGCGGTGGTGGCGCTGGACGAGCAACATTATAAGAATGATGTCTGTGTCTTACGTGTGTATGGGTCGACCTTTGGTGCGAGTGATGTGTGTGCGGGCGGGCGTGCGTATGAGGACGGCGCGCCTTGTGTGCTTCCGCAACATTTAGCTGCGTTGCCAATAGTAGCGTTGTGAATAGTGAAACCATGATTTACTCCTTGTGTGGTACCGTTAGATCCTCTGGTTCTGCGTAGTAAGCATCAGCGCTTCCTTCGCGTTTATCGAACTTTTGGATTATCTCTTCGTCCATTAGACGCATGACCCTACTCTTAAATTCATCATCAGTTGAAATTAATTGTGTCCACTTAGATGGTTGAAACTTTTTCTCGTAATCATCCATCTTTAACGTATACCATGCACCAGCCGAAGTCAAGTGCTCTGATGACTTGATTGCGTCAAACCAGCTTTCCTCGTCTCGGATACCAATCTCATTACCCCAAAGAATACGGAAAGCACAGGATCTGCCCTGGGTTCCAAAACGAGACTTCTCAAGCTTAATCTTGACCTCCGACCCAATGCGGAACCCCTTCTCGTCTACAACGAACGAAGACTTAGCCTTGCGTCCAGTGAGCCAGATACGTAAAGAATAAGCATAATGCATGGCCTTTCCGCCTGGAGTAATGTAAGGTGTCGTCATCGCAACAATACGCGCTGTCGGTCCTTGTGGGATATTTGTCTTCAACTGATTGAGAACAATAAATGTCGCCTGCTTATCGGCGATAGGGATCGTCAGCTTCGACATTCCCTTTGCAAGGATGCGCGCTTTCATAGCCATTGAAGACTGTGGATTGAAGTCGCCTTCAACATCAGAGACAGCGGGCGTAAACGCCAACGAATCCCAAATTAAAACAAGCTTCTCGTCGGTAGCTCCTAGCAACTCCTCAATAGTCTCTAACACAAACTCGACGGAGGATGCTTGAACATACATTAGACGGCTCAAATCGCAGCCTGCTTCCTCTAGAAAAGTTGGGTCGATTGCTGATTCAGAATCAAAATATACAACCAGTTTTCCTTGTTTTTGCGCGTTGGCTGCGATTTGTGCAGCCATATAAGATTTACCCGTAGACTCTAGTCCCGCAATCTCTGTAATCTTTCCAACTGGAATTCCTGCACGTCGACCCTTACAGATAATAGAGTCGAGCCATCGAGAGCCAGTTGGAATCCAATCTTTAACGGAGGTTGGATTATCTCCGGTCAAATCGTGTGCGACATTTCTGCCGGCTTTCTTGTTTACAAGGCTCATTAGATCTTGTAGACCAACACGCCCCGCCTTTGCTTTTGCTTTTTTTGCCATTTACCCTCCTTTAGGCTTTAGCATCAAATCTTACTACGCCGGATGTAATTCCAGCACGAGATTTCGCTCGTAAATCTATTTTAACACAGTCGGTTATCTTTTGCACGTAGTTTTTATCAATATATCCAAAATAATCAGGTGTCAAGATATAATCAGCCACACCAATCGTATTTGCAAATTGTAGTCGACCAGTAAGCATCTCTTCAACCACCGCTAGTTTAAATTGTGGAATATTTTCAAACACATACAGCATTAATTTATTTATTTGTGGCTTTACATTATGCGACCACGCATTATAGTCTATCGCGATTGCCGCGACTTTGGGCTTTCTTTGCTGTGCTTTAGCGCGATTTGCGGCGCTAACCATTTTTGTTGGAATTTGCTCAACAATACGAATAAGCTCTTCAATTAGTACACCTTCAGCTTCTGAAAGCGTATTGCGAATATTATTATAGCACAGGCGAAAAGCCTTAGCAGTCCCTTTTCCTTCAGCCGATGATAGTTGAATGGTGCCGTTAAGTTTAACTGAAACTCCACGATCGTCTATCCAAAAATCAGCCTTTACTTCTCTACCAAGACCTTTGCCTTTAAGTGATATCTCGTCGCGATGCACTATCTTTTTATTAAAGAAATTCGCGCGCAAAAGATTAGTGGCGTTCTGGACTTCTGGCTCAAAATTGGCACTAGGCTTTCTATAGTTCTCTACAATGTTTTTCTCAAATTTTACACCATTGTTAGACATTTTAAATGGCCTCCAACGCTCTTGCTTTTAAATATGATTTATCGCGCGGCTCATAGTTTGTGATAGTTGTGCCAGTTTCATAAAGAACAATATATTTACCCCACCATGACCGAGCTTCATTAAATGAATTAACGTAATTTTTGTTATAGCCATCTACGTGAATGATTCTAACCGTGCTAGCAGAAACTTGACGCATAGTCTTATTTCTTACCGACTGTAAAACATCATAACTATTGTTGCCGGATACTGTCTTCGTTGCGAATACCCCTGTATAGTCTGGAAACCAGTTCTTATAAACTTGGATGGCTTGTTCGTAGCTGTGGCAGACCTGATAGTCTCGTTCTGAAACCGTTGTCATCTTGAATTTAGTATGCGTGCTTGATAATGGCATACTGCGCTTTGCCTCATATTCGCCCATACGGGATTTTTCATAGTAATCAGCCAAGTTACAAATAACACCAACAGGACAATAAATCGGAAAATCATTTTTGGCTTTATCATAGCCACAAACACGCCCTACTGATTGACAAATATCAGCATCATTTCTGCCATTTGACGTTGCATTTTCATACCAAGCCACTACATGGTCCAAGACCAAGGTTTTGCCCTGCTTATAAGATTGTTTAATTATAAGCAACTTGGGCGCATCAGGGATAGTGCGCAATGTCGCATCAAACTTAGCGATATTGTCAGCCTTGCTTTCAAAAATTTCATACGGAATACCTGCTTTAGTTGCAGCTCTCTCAATTAAAGGCAAATCTTTAGTAGAAGTACACCTGCAAACGAAATATCCAGGCTTATTATCAATAAAAGATTCACTTAAAAGACCGGAAAAGCGATTTACAAATGATTCATCACTTTGTTTCTTATGGTTGCGTCTCTGTTCGCGATTCATGCCGCTAGGTTTGGATCGCTCAATATTCGGTAAAATGCGCCCAGAATCAATCAGTTGTCTAAACCCCACATACCCAGGACCAGGATGCAAATACACTTCACTAAATTGCGCTGATTTTTGATTAGTGTCATATGTGAAAGGAGTAGCCGTTACAAAAAGATATTGCACATCATCAGCGGCGCTGATACCGGGTAAACTTTCGCATATATCCTCAAAAAATTCTGGTATTTTTTGCAATGTTTCCTTTTTTAAGTTAGCTCCGATCCCGATATGAGCTTCGTCAAATACCACCAAAATCTTGCGACCGAGCATCTTGCTAATTTTAATGTAATTTACCAGCTTAACATATCCAGTCCCGCGATCGCCTGGATAAATATCGCCGGCATGCCAGACTTGGGATCCCAAAAGCTGGAACGCCGCTTCAGGAACTAAGTTTACTCTATCCGCTGTTTGTTCTTTGAGTACCCTGTCCGATGGGCCCAATAAGATAACATCGTATGGAATGCCTTCGTCATATGCTTTTTTCAAAAGATAAATCACTACACCAGTCTTGCCGGATTGTGTCGCAGCTGTAAGTAGAACGTTGCGATCTTCGTGAGTTACAAACCTTTCGTATATTGAATTGCCGGCAATAATCTGATTTTCATAAAATTCATTAAGGTATTTATTGTTTGGCTTTTTCATTTATTTTCCTATAATAATAATTTCGGACGATTCGCCCATTTTCTCGCTATTGACATTCTTCATGCCATATGCCCATTTTGCATCAATAATTTTATGTTCACAATACATATCGCGAATCTCTGAGCAGTCGTTGTACGAGAGAACCCAATCGCCTCGCTGACTTAATAAATTATATAACGATTCATGATCAAAGTCAACATGTAATTTGCCATTTATTCCATAAAGTGCATTATTACTTTTACCCTCCAACATATATGGAGGATCTACATACAAGAATGCTTTCGGATGCCACGGAATGGACATTTTAAAATCTGCGTAATCTACTCTAAAGTTATGTGCTTTAAAATCTCTGAGTCTTTTTATCGAGGACTCAGTAAACCTAGCATACGAGGCTCTAGCAGACCAGCCCCCTGAAAACGTAGCCCCTGAGAAACTACTACGATTAATTGCATAATACTTTGCTGCTTTTTCATATGAAAACATTAGTGAATCTTTTAATTGTTCTCTAAACGTTTCAAAATCTGATTTGCTGCAGCCAACAACCTTCTTATACCCAATGATAACTTTCTTTTCTTTAATGGGCACTTGGTATTCTGTTCGCAGCGACTCAACACAGTCGGCCAATTGACTATTGTCAGCACAAAGAGCCTGCCAAAACCATACCAAAGGCGCCATCTTATCGTAACCTATTACCTCAGTGCCTCGACTGGCAACAGCCAACTCTAGCGAGCCGCCACCAAAAAACGGAGAACATAAACGCCTGATATCCTCTGGAATATGCGGGAGTATATGCTTCACCCCGCGCGTCTTTCCGCCAGGATATCTAAGTGGTGTTTTCATATTGCCCTCAAGAAAATGCGGCAGACTTTTTACCGGTCTGCCAGCGGCTTTTGCTTACTCGGCGGCGACTGCAGTGTCTTCGCCAGTGTCTTCATCAGCGTCCCCGCAACCACTCATTAGAGCGCATGCGGCGATTAGTACAACGTACTTCATAATCCCTCCTTTTGGAAAATTTGGCAGAGTATTTTAACCCCGCTCTGCCATCGGTCCTAGACTTACCTATTTATTACTAGCCTGTCATCAATTCATCAAACGCACGGTCTACATCACTCTTACCATTGGTGGCACCGTACTTGGCTGTCTCAGAAGAGCGACTTTCTGCGGAAGAATTTCCCGAAAGCTGCTCATCGAGGATTGCGTCGACCTGGGCTGGACTAAGACGATCGAATAGATTTTCAAAGTCAGGCATGCGATCGAGGAGGGCGGGGATCGCTTCGCTGTCTGCCAGGAGGGTGGACGTATTTCGACGCATCTTTAGGTTTGTCTGGGGATACGCTCCAGGCTTATTGGGCTTGGTATAAGTAAGGGTAATGTCCGTACCCTCCTTGACATCGGTGATGTCACCGTATTCGGGATCCAAGATGTATCCCAAAAGTAGCTCATAAGCCTGCTTTCCGTAGCCGTAGACCTTAATTCCCTCGTCTTCGCGACCACGGATAACAACGGGCGAGAAATAGCGAGTGCGCACAAAGAGTGACTTTGCAAGCTTCTTGCTCTCCTCATCGTTGTTGTCTACTCCCTCGCGCCAAAGCGAAGAAGCAAATTCACATACGGGGCAGTGCTCGCCGAAGTTACGCTTCGGACATAGGATGCCCCCCTTGTGTTCACCCACATTATAGTGGAAGAACATTTCCTTTAGTGGATCGCCATCGTTTGTCGGCACGATCCGAATGTCGGTGTCGCCTTCATCTGGTTTGAACCAGGGTGAAGAGCTGTCTTTGTTTCCTTCGCCGCGAAGGGATGCGAGCTTTCGTCGCATCAGTTCCA